TTCGTATACGTCGAGTAGCGATGGTACCCAGCGATGAGTTCGTCCAACGGCACTTCTTCCGATTCTCCGTCAACCGTAACGGTGAACTTCTGAGTGTCGTCGTCGAATTGTTCATCTTCGGGCAGATCGTCGCCCTCTTCGCCTACGACCGAATCATCGGCTAATTCGGCTTCCATATCCGGCTCTAGCTCCAAAGAATCCGTCGAAGGTTGCTCTTCCTGGGAAGAACCTTCTTCGGGTTGCTCTTCGGCTCCCGTCAGCATTCGGGCAAAACCGTCTTCGATCTCGCCCAGAGAGCGGGGACTAGCCTGCTCCGTCCCGGCTTCGCTCATTGTTTCCTTACCTTTTTAGTGTTTTTACGCTGCTGATCCACTGTCCAATCTGTTATTAAGGTTCGCAATTCCCGCAGCACCTCGTCAAGCCCACGACTAGAGGCGCTCAATGCTTCCCTTTCGTCAATCTCATGTGGGGCGGTAAGGGTCCATCGCAATATGTAGCCCTGCCGCACCTTTTCTATCATTTCGACGAATACTTCGTCCTCAAGGATCTCCTTGGCCCGTCGTCCTTTCTGTTCCGAGCTAAGTTCCATTATAGCCCTTCTCCCAGACTCGCCTTGAGGATTTCAAGGTCAATGTCATTCTGGAATTTCTCTTCAGCTTGGAACTCCCGAATCGCCAGATCACCTGCGATCCTCGCACTCTCACGCTCATCAAGCTGCTGCTGCTTGATCCCGTCCAACTCTATCTTCTGCTGGTCGATGGAGGTGCGGGCCTGAATGTCTGCCATCTGTGCCTGGGCCAGCAATTCTTCTGGCGAAGGCTTGGGCGGCTCTGGTGGCGGCGGCTCGTAGTCTAGCGGGAGCGGCTTAAAGAATTGGGCGGAGTCGGGGTAACCGCTGATTTCCAGCATCTTCGTAAGCGTGTTCCTGATCTGGCCCAAGCCTACTAGCGGGTTGTTCGGTCCAAGTTTCTCTAGGGCTTCCTGTTGGCGCATCATCACCTGGTTTAGCACGGCGAGCCGCTCGTCATTGGAGCCCACGCCTAGCCCGACATTCACCGTGCAGTCCATGTTTGAGTCCCACACACGGGGATCGACAGGAACCCACTCATCGCGCAGCCTGATTATGCGCTCACGGTCTTGATGTGTAATTACCAAGCCGAGTACGCCCTTGAACATTCTCTTGAAGCTGTCAGCGAACAAGCGAGCCATCAATTCTAGGTGCTGCTCTGCGCCACGAATCGTAGCGGCTACGGCTACCTTGGTTGTTGATTGCAGTACGTCTGGATCTAGCCCCTGAGACGCTGCTGTCTGGCCTGTCCGGGCCTCTTTCATGCTGTCTAGATATTGGATCATCGGGAACGCTTCTTTCCCAAGGAACGGAACGTCTAGCTGCTGAACCATTCCCGGCTGGCGCATTCTGATGATTGAACCGACTTCAGTGTTCATCACATCATCAATATTGACCATCCCCTCGACTACGCCCGTCCTGGGGTAGAGCGAGAACGAAAGGCTATCAAGCATACCACGCAGTACGGCGCTTTTTACGCGCTGGATGTCTTTCGTCAGGTCGGCGATGTCGCTGCCGAAGAATACATGGGGCTCAGGATCGCAAGAGAACATGGCAAACGGAATTGAGTCCGTGGCCTCGTTGTTCACGATCTCGTAGTTATTCCCGACAGTACAGATTCTTCGCAACTCAGATATGCCATCGCCGTCATAATCTATGTAGCACCAAGCCTCCACATACAGCACTCTCTTCCGGTCGGAGGCGGGGCCGGGGATCTCGGTATTGAAATAACGTGCGTCATATTCCTGGTTGTCGGTAAACGCCGTTTCATCTGACAGATGCTCGTCCAGCATATCGCGGTCATAGCCTAGCGCGACGAGTGACGAGACGGTCGCCATCGTGCGGTGCCCAACTACTTGGGCATCGTCCAGCGAGGTAGCCGCAGCGTCCACAAAGAACTCTTCGGGCGGCATTGTCTCGATCTTGACTCTGTTACGCTTACGCTCGCGCTTGATCTCTACATCGTAGACTTGCGGGATTTCCATGCCCATCGCGGCCATCTGCTGGGCTTGCTCGTCCGGTATGCCTGGGGCTGGCCTACCACCGACCGATATGGCATCTACGCCCTCTTCCTCAAGAAGTAAGCCCAAGGCACCTTCGTCTAACCCCTCAAACGAGTGGGTCTGGACATCAATGGAGTCGTCCCACCACCACTTAACGAATCCACCCTTATTCATCAGCGCGTCCTTGAACACGCTGTAAAAGATGGATATCGCGTCGTTATCCTGCCTGACGATGTGGTTTAGGTAGTCAGTGGCCTGCTCGCTCATGGCGAGGTCGTTCGCGGTTCTAGGCACGAACTCGACCACCTTCTCACTACCGAAAAACACGCGCATCATGGACGGCAGCACGGCTTGCACGGAATCGCGCACATCTCGGCTGACAACCTGGCTACGGCCATCTACCTCGTTGCCGAACGGATCGCCCTTGTAATACTTGGTCGATTCTGCGCGGACGGGCGAGATATCGTCGTCAATGTACTGAATAGCGTCTGATATATAGGTTCCGACAGCCGCTTGTAGCTCGGTTTCGGTCATGCCTATGCCAGCTTCGGTTTCAGCTTCGTCTATGTAGGCCAATATCTCAGCATCCCGAAAAGTTCACCTTGCGCCCTGTGAGAGATGGGGACCGAAGCCCCCACCCCTCCAGGATTCAATGGTCTAGGGGCAGACCCCTTGGGGAAGTAGGATACTCCCTCCCTCCTCTCTCACACAGCCTTAACGTCCGGTAGAGATGAGCATCTCTCTGTTCTTCCCGACGACCGTGCTTCTCCTTCCTGCTTCCTTTTGCTACTCTCAAACCAAGCCCCGCAGCCCAGGGGCACCGTCCGCGTGTTTTGTGCGGACTGAAGCGCATAGCTGTGGTCGTTTAAGTTAACCCGTAGGCACCACCCTACCGGGTCATCCCCCTAGACCACTCCCACCAAATTACGTCTAAGTGTACTCGCAGCGCCACCCGCTCGTCCACCCATAGCAGTACCCGCTTCGGACGCGAAGGTCAAGACAAATGCGTCTGCGCTGTCCGGTGAGGCCACGCCCCGACGCTTCAATTCGGCTTTTCCTTCGATTTTCACCCTACCGCTAGATGTATAGTTATAGCGGATCGTCGTTAGCTCCGTCTTGAGCGTTTCATCGCGTGGGAGCCTCACATCTCGACCTTCTAACCAGCTTTTCGCCTTATACCAGAGTTCTGCCCGCAGATTCAGGTAATGATGCCCCATAGCTGGGCTTTCACTGACATTAATCGCGTATGCGGGCAACTTTAGCTCTCGTAGCCTGTCCGCTACACCAGCGCCTAATCCGATGGCGTCAACGAAGATTTCGGTCGGTTTTTCTTCACTGGAGTCATATTCGGCCTTAATCGCGCCGGTAAGCTGCATGGTATCCAGGTTTCGCCATAATCGGATCGGTTCCGTGATCGCGTTGCCCTTTCTCTTGCATAATGCGGACGCATCAGCTCCGAATCGGGCTACATCGACGCCCCAGATCGTTGGACCGAACTGCGTAGGCTCAATATCCCGGCTAATCGCGCCTGCGACCAACTCTTCAGCTATCACAGTGTCGTCATCGCCCTTCGGGAAGTCTCCCAGGACGCGGACACGGTAAGTATTCGACTCCTCACCGTAGCGTAGCTTGCATTCTTCGATGTATTCGTCCGATACCCGCTTGCTGTTCTCGCAGGAGATGTGAAACGTAGACCATCTGTCCGCGAGCTTGTGGAATGTGTCGTAGAAGTAGCCCGTGCTTCTGATTGGGTTACCTGCCAGCACCATCGAAGCGTGATGAGCGGACATCGAGCCACCTGCGGCCTCATAGACCTGTTCCGGTATGCCGCTCGCCTCATCGCAGATCAACAGAACGTGTTCAGCGTGGACGCCCTGCAACGCATCGGGATTCTCGGCCCTGCTCGTTTTAGCCGAAATAAAGTTGCGTTCAGGGTCGGCAATCAACTCGATTCGGTCTGACTTGACGTTGAAAAGCTCTCTAAAGCTCTTGGGCGACTGTTTCAGCCATGATTTGGCTTCCGGCAGCAGGGCATCGTGCAACTGCGCCGCTGTAGGTGCCGTAATCACGACTTTCGCGTGGTAATGCGTACCAATCCACCAAAGAGCGAGCCAGCTAAGAACGCTCGTCTTGCCT